TTTTTGTAAATATGAATTATCGTGAACGCCTCGTTCTAACATCCAAAAATGTTTATATTCTCTGTTTTTAATGTTAACAGAGCTACCAACATAAACTTTACTATTTTGAATATTTTTAATAATATAAATTCCTGACGACATATTTTATAAATATCAACTTATTTTAATTACAAAGTATTTATTGTTATGAGAAAAAAAATCATACTAACAGAATCTAAGTTACGTAAGTTAGTTAGGAACATTGTTGAACAAGTTGAAGATGAATATTATAGAATATCACCTAATGAATTGACTGAGTTGTTAAAACTTTCAGGGTATCATATGCAAGGAGTAACCAAACTACCCAAGTTCCAAGGTAAGAAATTATGGGTAACGGGTTCTTTAGATTTATCAAATAAACCTATAGATTCATTAGGTAAGATTGCTCATGTTGATGGTACTTTAGATATCAGTCGCACTAAAATTTCTAATATTGATGGTGTAACTGTTAAAGGTAGTATTTGGGACACTGGGACACCAAGAGAAGCTCAAAGAGAAGCTAAAATATTTAGAGAAAAGAAAAACGAAGGTGAAGTTAGAAGAACCAATAAAGAATGGGATGTTGAAGATGCTGATGAGATAGGATTAAAGGCAAACGCTTTGCTCCAATATCTAATAGAAAATGGAGAAATTTCGGTATTAGATGATGAAGAACAACAAACATTAGATAATTTACAATCACAATTAGAAAGTTTAGAACAACAACAAAAAGATTACGACACATCAAATGAAGATTGGCAAGAAGTATGGGATTCCCTTCAGGAAAGAATTGAAGAGGTTGAACAGGAAATAGAAGATGTCGGAGAAAATGATGGGGATGTTTACGACATATACCCGACTAGATATGCTCATTATGGATTAACTCAATTTGAAGTCCTTATGGGAGGTTTTAGAAATAAAGAATATAGTGTTGGCGATTATGATGAAATGGAAGAAGCTGCTTTAGTATATGCCAAACAATATATTGATGAGGTTGGAGTAGATGGATTTAGAGATTATTTCTTACAAGATAATATTGATAAGGACTATTTAAGAGACTATGTTACGGAAAGTTACGAAGATGATGTTTGGCAAAATCCTGAAGTATACTTTAATGATGACGATTTTGAATTGACTGATGAAGAAGAGGCGAGAAAAGAACAGTTAGAGGAATATATTGAAAGAATGGAGGAAGAACAAAGTAATTTGAATGACGAGATTGAAGATGCTGATGAATATTCTGACAGATATGATGAGATTCAAAATATGATTGATAAAGCTCAAGAAGAACTTGATAATATTGAACCTGACAAAGAACCGACACAAGAAATGGTGGATAGAGTGGTGGAAGATATGGTCAATGACGCTTTACGTGACCCTGTTAGATATATTAAAGATAATGGATTGGATATTAAAAATTTCATTGATGAAGATGAATTAGCGAAATCATTAGTTGAATCTGATGGATGGGGAATTATGAACGGATATGACGGACAATATGATGAGGTTACGATTAATGACACTTCATATTATATAATGAGAATAAATTAATATCTCTTCATTTATCCCAAAACTTTATTTATATTTTCCTAAGAACAATGAAAGGAGTAAGAAAAAATAAAGTTAAGTTTGTAATGGATACCGATTGGTTATTTGAAGGAATTATTGATTCCGAACAAAAACAATATATCTTATTAAACTACTTTCAAAAGCTGAACAAGAACCTTGAGGAAATGAAGGTTTATCCCATGTTCACTGAGTTGTCACTACATTTAGGGAACATACAAACTTTAATTAATCAAAACAAAATTTTATACGTTGAGAAGTCATTATCGTCATTCGATGATGAATTACTTATAACTGACCTTAGAATGAAAGACATCCCTGTAATGGCGGATGATGAATACTTGGAATATCAAAAGATTTTAAAATATAGTCATCCTAAATTACAAGATTATTTTGGGATAACTAAATCAATATGGGCGGTTGTTTATGAATCAATCCAAGTCAGTGTTAAAAAGAATAAGAATAATTTAGAATCTAACACAGGATTCTTTTTTTATAAAACAAAAGAAGAAACTTATATTTGGAGATACAACACACGAAAAATCCCTAAATCCAATAATGAGACAAAAACTTTTTTAAAATTAGTTCATCAAGGTAGTCTTGAGGATTTGACTATTAATGACCTAATTCTTAAATTTCTATCAACCAAAGAAGAGGTTAAGACACACAAGTTTCCAGTATTTGAAGTTACTTGTAATGATGTCTTCCCATTAGAAGAAACTTTGGTCCCTATTTTTAAAAGAAAAATTATGGCTTATATCGCTCAAAGTATAAAAAAAGAACCTAAAAAATTATTAAGTAATGGGATTTAATAAAAGATTTGTAAAAATAGAAAACGTAATTCAGTCAATTGAAAACGGATATCCTTTATCAAGAGTATTTGCGGCAGACGCATTAATCTTTACTGATGATGATTCAATAAAGGTTCTTAAATTACATGAGAAAGGTATTAGTGATGAAGAAATTTTAAATATAATTAAAGATGGAAAACTCAACGAATTTAAACCTGTTACTTTCTAAATTACGACAACCTTTAGAATTAGATTTTATTAGTACTAACATACTAAAAACAAATCAATTCGAAGCTACGGAAATTTTGAATGAATTAATTAACGAGGGTATCCTTGTTAAAGAAAATAATCACTACTCGATAAAGAATAGAAATAATGACAAAAATTGAATACGTGTGGCTTGACGGTTACACACCCGAACCGAATTTAAGAAGTAAAATTAAAGTTATCCCAAAAGGTATTGAGGACCTATCAAGTATTCCTATATGGAACTTTGATGGTTCATCAACTCTACAAGCGGAAGGAAGTAAATCCGATTGTGTATTACAACCTGTTAGATTATATCGTGAGATTGGTCAGTCGGGTAAAGTTTATGTTTTATGTGAGGTAATGAATCCTGACGGAACTCCTCATGAAACAAATCAAAGAGCTAAATTAGGTAGTGAAGATAAAGGATTGTGGTTTGGTTTTGAACAAGAATACTTTATTAGAGAAGGTAAAAGTAAACCTGTGTTAGGTCACGGTAGTGGCTCAATTGAAGGGCAAGGTAAATATTATTGTGGTGTTGGGGGTAATGTGATTGGTAGAGATATTGTTGAAGAACATATGGATTTATGTTTAAGTATGGGTATTTGTATTACAGGAGTAAACGCTGAAGTTGCTTTAGGACAATGGGAGTATCAAGTATTCTCAGAAGGAAAATTAAAGGCTGGGGATGACCTTTGGATGTGTAGATATCTAATGGAAAAACTATCTGAAAAATATGGTTACTACATTGAATACCATCCTAAACCTTTGGCTTATGGTGAGTGGAATGGTTCAGGGTTACACACAAACTTCTCAACTGAAAAAATGAGAAACGAAGGTGGGGAAGAGTACTTCAACGTATTATTTAACTCATTGGAATCAAGAAGACACAAACATATTGAAGTTTATGGTTCAGATAATGAACTTAGATTAACAGGTAAATTTGAAACACAATCAATTGATAAATTCAGTTGGGGTATTAGCGACAGAGGTGCGTCTATCCGAGTACCAATGTCCACCGCTGAAGAATGGAGAGGTTATATTGAAGATAGACGACCAGCATCAAACGCAAACCCTTACGAAATTATTAAAGTTATTTCTGATACAATTAACATGGCAAATGAGTTAGAGGAAACTACTCACAAAATGTATAGTAATGTTGACATGAAGAACTTTGATGAGATTGCTAAGAAATATAATGGGATTTTATCGAGTGAAGAATTGTTAAACGAATATAAAGAGGATTAAGATGGAGCAAGTAAATCATCCTAACCATTACGGTGGTGAAAATAATCCATACGAAGCGATTAAAGTGATTGATGCGTGGGGATTAGGGTTTTCACTTGGGAATACAGTAAAGTATATCTCAAGAGCGGGAAAGAAAGAATCAGATAAAGAACTACAGGACCTTAAGAAAGCGTTGTGGTATCTACAACATCACATAGAAACATTAGAGAATAAATGATAGAAAATTATATTGGAAAAGTTACCACTGGTGACTGTAGAAAAGTTATGTCGGAGTTACCGATAAACAGTGTTGATTTAATTGTGACTTCACCACCATACGGAGTTGGGATTGCATATGATGTTCACAATGATGATATGTATGTTGATGAATACTTACAGTTTACAAAAGAATGGTTAACCGAAGCGTATCAAATATTAAAGGATGATGGACGTATTGCTCTTAATATTCCTTATGAGATTAACCGACAAGATAAAGGTGGGAGAGTATTCTTTGTATCTGAAGTCTACCAAGTTATGAAAAGAATTGGATATAAGTTCTTTGGTATTGTTGACCTTGAGGAAGATAGTCCACACAGAAGTAAAACAACTGCTTGGGGTTCATGGATGAGTCCTAGTTCACCATATATTTACAACCCTAAAGAATGTGTAATCTTAGCTTATAAGAATAAACATATTAAGACGGTTAAAGGTGAACCACAATGGTTAGGAGTACCTACAGAAATTGAACAAGAGGATGGAACAGTTAAAAAGAAAGTTGTTTATGCGGATGAAGATAAGAAAGATTTCATTAGTTTAGTTTACGGACAATGGAAATACTTTGCGGACACAAGGTCCTTAACTAAAGCAACATTTTCAATGGACATCCCGACTAAAGCCATAAAGATTCTATCATACAAGAATGATGTTATTCTTGACCCATTCGCGGGTAGTGGGACTAGTTTAGTTGCTGCTGAGATATTAGACAGACGATGGATTGGGATTGAATTAAGTCCTGATTACACCAAAGTTGCTGAGGATAGGGTCCAAGCATTTGTGAATGAAAAGAAACAAACTAAAATGGAATTTGAAGAAGGGGTTTAAATAACCCCTTTTTTTTATTCCTGTATATTTATAGTTATGAAAATTTTAGTAACCGAAAGCCAGTATTTTAAACTTTTACTTGAACAACAGACGGAAATTGAATTCCCTGAGGAAATCATGGTTAGGTTTACGGACTTTAATCCCGAT